ACGCCGCCAGAGCGGCTTCCAGGCGCCGCCGATGATCTGCATCTCATCGTTGGGGTCGATCGAGCTGGGATCGCAGCGATCGCGCGGACGGCGACCCCACTTGCCCCCAACGCCGATCGCCAGCGACCGGCAGGCGAGGATCCCACTTGTGCCCGGCACTAGTTCCTGGGTGAGCGAATTCCAGTTTTTGAACGGATAGACTTCTTGCTGACCGAGCGTTTGTGTTCCAGGCGGTACGCAGCGTACGCAGCCAGATACTGCAGCAACACGGCGGCGCGCTCGATTGATGAAAGTAGCCAGATTGGGAACCGAGAAGAACTGCCCCGCGGTATCATTCAGGAACAGTTGTACATCGTTGATGTACTGCGCCAGCACATCATCACTCCCTACGCCGTCGTCCTGGCCGCGGTGCAGGTTCCGGCGGCGGTGCTGGCGGTACGCGCGGCGTTGGCGCTTGCTCTTCTTCGGCTGCAGCTGTCTGCACGCCCGACACGAATGGCGGCGCAGGCTCGGGCGGCTCGCGGATCCGATCGGGCTGCGGATGGGGCCGACCACCTTCGTGCCAGGGCGGATTATCGCTCGGCCACTCGTGTGCGAAGCCATCCGGCACTACCGGGAGATCGCCAGGATCCCAGCTGAAGTCCGGAAAGTGCGGTGCAGGTGCACCGCCCTGTTTGATGCGCGGCTGCGACAAATCCGGACGGCTGCGCCAATCATCCCACGGCGGCTCGCCGGTCGGCACTTGCGGCGTAAAGCCGTCATACTTGATGATCAGATCATCGCGATCGTGATCATCGACAAAGCCCGACGGCGGCGGCGGACGGATCGATATTCTGGTTTTGGGCTCGTTGAATTCGTCACTCAAATTCCGGACTCCCTGTGATGCCTTCGATCACCATGCCGGTAGATGGCTTCGAGCAGACCAGATTGAGCGCCGTGAGTGAGAGTCCGACGCTAGCAATCTGGCCTTGCGGGATCGTGCTGTACCATCCGGTCCACGCGAAGTTTGCGTCCTCGTGAATCACCAAAGTGATATATTTGCTGTTAAACAGATAAGCCGTGCCCTTCGGACAATTCAGATCGAAGAACAGCGGCGTATCTCCTAACAACAAACCGCGGAAGCCTGAGTTCACTGGATCATCTTTGCCCCAGCGACTTGTTGGATCGTTGTTGTAGCGTTCGACCGCCATGAAATCGGTCATCAGCTGCGTCCAATCTTCGATCGACATCACGCCGAAGTCAGCAGCCTCGCCGCCAGCGTGTTTGGCAACGCGCAGCAAATTTTGAATCATAAGCGGACGAGTAAGGATCGCGCCTGCATTGCGTCGGACCAATCCTTGCCAGCGCGGGAATTGTTGACGCGACAAGCCGCCGTAGTGCAGTGCCATCTGTTCATCGCCGTACGCTGCTTTCAGCGAAAACATTTCCAGCGGGTTAGCTGACGGTCCACCAAACAAACGATCGGCCAGCGCTTCAAGCGCGCTGTTCTTGAGATCGTTGAGCTTCAACATGAGCCGCGAGGCAACAGCAATAGCATCTTGTGTCACCAGCTGCTCCAAGCCTAATGACGACACGGGCGTTGCCAAAGCGCACATATTGAATTCGGCATTGACCGTAGCCGCGACATCCTGCGGCAAGTCGAACTGCCCAGCCGGGCCAATCCACGATGAGTGGACGTATTTCCCGGTCTGCACCGGCTGTGTGTAAGGCGATACACCACCCGATGCGCGAATGGCGTTGCGCAAGAGCAGGGCCAACAAGGGGTTCTGTTTGTAGATGAGAATGACGACCATCTGCGCGAACACGCGGCGAACGGTTGCCTCTAGCTCGAACCCGATGGGACCTGCCGGGATGATTCCGGCTCCGAGGATGGGCACGATTAAATCTCCGCATTAAACTGGTACGCGGGAATCATCCCGCTCCAGATGTCTTGGTCGGTCACACGTTGTCCGCGACCATGGCGACCTGACCATAGCTCTAGATTTTCTAAGCGGTTGTCGTCGCGGATGCCATTGATGTGATGAACAGTTTCGCGCTTGGTTAACGGCCGACCAAGCGCCTGAGCCATCACCACCCTATGCTCCGAAGTTTCTTTCCTGCCCGTTTTAAGGATTACATAGCCATGCTTATCCTTAAAACGGTAAACTGCCCCGACCTTGTTTTTCACAGTCGTTGAGCATTTTTGAGAACAGTATTTACGACGCGCGATGTGCCAGCGCGGGCCACTAAACTCAGCGCCGCAAAGCGAGCATATTTTCGTCGTCGTTGTTTTTCTCATCGTCCGTTTCTAGCCCGCTCCGCGTCGCGATGCAGCGCGCCCATGATTTGATCTCTTCCCCATGCTTCGGGATCTTTTGCTATTTCGGCGAATCCTTCTTGTTTGTCGTGGTGCCAGCGGGTCGAGTCCCAACTGGGTTCGCTCGTTTTTGGTTCTTTGCTTAGTCTGTAGCTGGCGGCCACGTCGTAGTCGCCGATGAATTTTTCTTCCATGAATTTTTCGAGATCCTTCATGGCCTCGTCGGTGAGACTGTATTTTTGTTGCGCCTCTGTCCGATTTTTTTGCCACGTCGCACGCTCGGCATCTTCTTTCGCCTTGCGCTCCTTGTCCTCACGCTCTTTTTTTTCTTTGTCGAAGCGCTCTTCCATCTCTGTGCGAAGATCGAGATCAGGGATTGCGAGGTCTGGATATTTTTCTTTGATCAGCAGCTTTGCTTTGCGACTGAGTTTTGGATCGTCAAAGATGGACGCTGCAAAATTGGCGATCTGATCCTGTCGTTGATAGTAGGCGTCTTCCTGATCGGTCAGGGTTCGCGGCATGAGCGCACCTAGTTGTTGTTGTTCTTACCAATGATCGACGGCTGCAGCGGCACACCGCCTTCAGGTTTCGGAACGACTCGAGGGATCGCGCCCCACTCGCTCACTTCGCTCTGCGTATCGACCTGAAGGATCGTGCGCGGCGGTGTCTCGGGCGGTGCGGTGATCGGCGGATCGTAACTCCGATTTTGGGCCATAAGAGTTCTCCAAATTCCAACCTGTCAGGTTCCAAATCGTCATTTATCACGCACCGGGCAGTGGTGTCGACGGGGAGGGCTGATCGCCGCCATCACCACCACCGCCCTGGCCGCGCATCTGGATACGCTGCATGACCGCGTTCCGGATTGTTTGACGCAACAGATCGCCGAGCTGTGTTTGCTGTGCGCCTGCTGTCGGTTGACCTTGCGGCAGATGACGCGACAGTGCCGTGATTGCTTTGAGCGCGTCTTTGTGTTGCTGACTGCCCGCAGGCAACGATTGCAATGCGGCCTGGATCATGTCGACGGCGGTTTTTAGTTGCATCAAACCTGATGCAATGTTGCCAGGGCCGGGCGCAGATACTTGCGTGCCTTCGCGTTGGCGCTGGATCGCCGCGAGATTCGGACCGCCACCTTGTGGCGGACCACCGGGCGAACCGGATGGATCTGGTGACGGTGCTGGCCCTGATTGGTCTGCTGTACCGTCGTCAGTAACGCCGTTTGCCATGTTTGCCTCTCAGCCGCCCCCGCACCGTTGCGTGTGGAGGTGTCAAAGAGCGGGGGCGGCGACCTTACACCGTTTGGTAAAATCCAGCGGAATCCAAACGTGGCAAGGTGAAATGCAAGTTACACCCTCCTCACCGTCGCCGTCCACCGCCCCCGGCGTGATGACTGCGACTACGGTCAGGGAGCTGCAGTATGTCACGCACGAATTGTTCTTGTTTGTCTTGTTGATGCGCTTTTGCTTGATCCTTTTGCCGTTGTCGCAAGCGAGCGAGCAGCAGCTCGGCGCCGGGCGGATGTAACATGTGGATCAGGTCTTCTGCATCGATTGCCCCAGCTCGTGCCAGCGCAATAGCCACTTGCCGATTGTCTTCCGCAAATGCCGGGGAAGCCGAATGAGAATCAACCTGTACCTGAAAGTTATCCGGAATTTCTGTAAGCAGGAACTCAGTGCCTTTATCGGTAACATAGACGCCCGGATCCATTGCCTGCATTAGCCGCATCGCAAGGTAGCCGCTCTCGGCTAACTGCCGCTCGATGCGCGCTGCTTGATCGATAAGCCTGGGCGATGATGTTCGGACGAGCGTTTGCGCATGTACGCCCGCGCGCACTCCTGGCTCACCTTGGCCGCCCATGATTGGAGAAAAGCCTGCCGCTTCGTCGAATAGTTTAAAAAGAAAATCCAGTTCCTCCAAATAATTTTCCGGCGGCGGATCGAGGAGCTTTGACGCTTTTGCGTTTGGATTCGGGTCATTCAAAAATCCGCCTTCGTTGATAATTTTGAAGTACGCTTCTTCGGTTACTGATGTGAAGCCGCTGAATACCTGAGGCGCGTTCACGTTCCTGTCCCACATCACTTTCAGATCGCGCAGCCGCTTGTTAAGCACGTCCTGCAGCATCTGCACGTCGGCGATGTAAGGTCGGCCAAAGAAATAGCCGGGCGTCGGCTGTGCTTGGATCTTCGTGAACGGGTGGTGTCCTGGCACCTTCGAAATGTTCGTGCGCCGATCCTCACCCCAGATGACAATATCGGGATAGATCAGATGCAAGGTCGTGTAGTCACCGCCGCGGTTAGCATCCTTGATCCAAATCTCGCAGTGCTTGACGGTCGGCGCCATCTTGCGCTGCGGCCGCCAGGGCGTTGGGATCGGGAATACATTGACGATGCCTGCAGCTTGTGAAGATGGTGCGTCGCCGACATTACCGAGCGGCTGCAGGCCGCCGATGACCATCTGATGAAAATAGGTTGGTTCGATCTCATCGCGTTCAGTGCGGCGGCCTTCGACAATTCGTAA